CGACTGGATATACTGTTACAACTGGACCAAACACTGGTAAAGTCTTAAAACATATATCTATCAACCACGACAACAAGTAACCAAAATAGTACTTGACAATACGGGTGCAATCTTATATAATAATAACTATGCACCCGTAGCTCATCTGGATAGAGCGTATGTTTGCGGAACATAAGGTAATAGGTTCGAGTCCTGTCGGGTGCGCCAAAATGATAAATAACGAGAAGAAAAGTTAAGCCGGTGCTCACTGGCAAATTTTTTTTGACACATAACTCAGAAGGAAAAGAAATGACGCAAATAATATCCCCAAGTAAATTTACAGAAACAGTTGGCCTTTTAAGGTCATTTTTTTTGGAAAAAGGATTTCTCGAAGTCCACACACAAAATAGATTAAGCATACTGGCGGCATGCGAAGATCCATTTAACGTAGCAACATACAAGTACGCCGGCGAAACATGGCCCTTACCGCAAACAGGCCAAATGTGGCTTGAACACGAATTATTAAGTAGCCCCTCTTCGAAGGGGTTTTTTTGTGTCTCCACTTCCTATAGACAGGAACCTAATGCAATACCAGGTAGACATGATATAATATTTCCAATGTTTGAATTTGAGATGCCAGGCAACATAGATGATCTTAAAAAGATGGAATACGAACTATGTGAATACTTAGAGTTCAAGAAGCCTACAGAAAAAACTTATGCTGAATGGCAGGCAACTTATAATGTAGAAGGCGAACTTACAGCAGAACACGAAACTAAAATGTTTAACGATTACACATCAACAATGATTACAGACTTTCCAGAGTTTACAAGTCCTTTCTGGAACATGAGTAGATATGGCGACGGTATACACAGCAAGAAGATTGATGTGATACTTGGCGGAATGGAAACTATTGGATCTGCAGAACGTAGTTGTGATGTTGATATGATGCGTGATACATTTCATACAATTACAAACGGTGAATACTCAGCATTGTTATTCAAACTGTTTGGTAAAGAAAGAGTTGAAGCAGAACTTGAAAAGTTTTTAGAGTTTGAATTCTTTCCAAGAGTAGGCGGTGGTATTGGTATGACACGTATGATTGCGGCCTTAGATACGAAGTAACAATAATCTGGGGTGGTGAAATTGGTAGACACGCACGATTGTTTCTCGTGTGATGAATGACGGCAAATTATTTATCGTGGAGGTTCGAGTCCTTCCCCCAGAGCCAATTCATACTGTGTTAATGTTCTAAATCATAAATATTTACAGTACATTAATTGTACTGTGGACCGCGGTCATAAGACAACCGGCACGTAACTCTAACTTGGAGAAACACGATGCAATGGACTACTCCACAAATTGTAGAAGTGTCAGTAGGTTTAGAAATAAACTGTTACGCTTGTGCAGAAATTTAGGTTGACTTTAGATTATTAAGAACATATAATATAATTTTAACTTGGAGCCGACTTGTAATGAGAAGGCTCCTTTTTTTATGAAAGGACCGTCGATGAAAACATTTGGTTTCGAAATAATTTTATTTGGTTGGCTTGCCTATAATATATTTGTAGAGATACATGATTATATTGCAGAGTCAATAGAAGAAGACGAGCAAACAATAGTTGCACCTGAACCTGTAAACCCAGGAGCAACCAATGTTAAGTAAATTTATGATTATAGTATGGTTGGGATATAACTATGAACAACCTGTATTAATAGGGCATGTAGAAAACTGTGATAACGGAATGAAGATTGCAGAACAGTTACACCCTGACCACAAAGCCTATGCTTGTTTCTCAGAAGAACACTGGGAAAAGAACAAGTGGTTTATATTACAGTGGTAGTCTATTAGTACATAGGTACAAACTATTAGACTGTACTGCTTTTCTGTGCTATTATAGTTTAAATATAGTAGAAGGAGAGCAGTTCATGCCACCACGTAATCACAAGAGTTGGTTAGCAAAGCCTAACGTAGAATCAATCAGTAGCGAAGCCTACAACTGTCCAGAAATATTTAAACAAGAAATAGAACGTATCTTTTCAAAGGTATGGGTACCTGTTTGCCATATAAGTGAAATGCACGAAACAGGAAACTTTAGAACAACACAAATTGCAAACGTGAATGTTATAGTAGTAAATGACTATTATGGTGTACGAGCATTTTTAAATGACACAATACAACAAGTATCAGGAACATTAAGTTGTTCGTATGAAGGTACAGAATTACATTGCGAAGTAAAGCATGGAGGTATGGTATGGGTAACACTTGATCCTAATCCGTCCATGGACGTAGAACAGTGGACCGCAGGTGCATTTGATTGTATAGCAGATGCTATTGACACAGAAGAAATGGAAGTGTTTCATTATCACAAAGCAATCATAGATACAAACTACAAACTATGGCATGACACAAACAGTGAGTTCTATCACGACTTCATGCATTACTTTAACCGTGTAAGTGGATTCAATGACGAATACTTTGCACGTAAGAACATACCGTTTGACAACGGGCATGTGAACGTAAGTTCATTTACTGTAAACTATGAGGAGTACGACGGCTTTGAAGATAGAGGCGAACTGTCATTTCCTAACCTACCACCCAACCAATGGTATATGGTAGACTTGTTTCCAGGATATAATTTTAATTTACGCGGGAGTGCGTATCGTTCGGACTCAGTGACTCCATTAGGTCCTAACCGTGTGCTGATCGAGTTTAGGGGATACGGACTAAAAAAAGATACAAAAGAAGAAAGACTGACACGAATCAAACATCACAACAGTATATGGGGACCATTTGGTCGAAACCTCCATGAGGATCTAATCGGAGTTGCTGGGCAGGGTACAACTATGCGTGAAGGAACTGAAAATAGACGCATACTACATGGTAGACATGAGAACGGTACTATACATGACGAAGTAGGTATGCGACATTATTATACAGAATGGGGTAAACATTTGGATATGGATCCTTATGCGTAGACGATTGTTTAAATTTTTAGATTGGTTATCTCGAGACATAGGTCCTAAACATATGGGTCGTAACTAAACAAAACTGGTTGACTTTAAAACACTTTGACTGTATATTAAATATAATAACAGTTGAAGGATACCCCTATGTGGAAAGATGAATATTGCGAGTTACCTCCAGAAGAAAACAAATATGACAAAATTGCGTTTTTGGTTGCTATGATAGGAGCCACAACCGTTGCCATTATGCAACCTGATAATCAGTTGTTAGTAGTGGTAGTAGGGTTAGGGCTATATATTGGTATGCGATGGTCAAGAGCAGTATGAACATGTGGGAAATTTGGTGTAAAGCGATAGGAGAAAAAGCATATGAAGATAGTAATCGGTCTGACAGAGTTGCAATTATACGTAGTTGCTGGGTGGTGTTGCACATTTTTACTTGCCTTGCTATTATCTTAAATGCAATAGCAAATCACGGCTGGGGTTTATTTGGTTTTTGATAAAAAAGTTCTTGACTTTTTGGAGTAATGATAGTATTATATAAACATAATTAGGCATACAGAGAGGCAACTATGAGAACACAACCACAGGACGTAATAACAAAACTTGAACAACACAATAGCAGATTGGACAAAGAGACTATTCTGTTTGGTGCAATGGGCGAAGGACTTGATGAGTTTTTCGAAGGTGTAACAATGGCACTTGACCCACTTGTAACATTTGGTGTAAAACAAGTTCCAGAGAAATCAGAAAACGAAGTACTTTCAGCACAAGGGTGTGAGTGGAAGATATTCAAAGAACTTGCAGACAAATTGATTGCAAGAGAACTTACAGGACATGCGGCAAGAGATGCTATTGAACTTGTAATGTCAACTGCAACCGCAGAGCAATGGAATGGTTTCTATCGTAGAATTCTTATTAAAGATTTACGTTGTGGTGTTTCAGAAAAGACTGTAAACAAAGTTGCTAAAAGATTTAATGCTAAAGGCCAAACAAAATATGTAATTCCTACATTTACTTGTGCCTTAGCACATGACTCTGCTAACCATGAAAAGAAGATGTCTGGTAAGAAACAGATTGAAGTTAAACTTGATGGTGTAAGAGTTATTACAATCATACAAGGTGACAAGGTTGAGATGTTTAGTAGAAATGGTAAACAGTTTCATAACTTTGAACACATCATCGCAGAGATAAAAGAAGTATTAAAAGAAAAGCCTGCACCATATGACATTGTATTAGATGGTGAGGTAATGAGTGCTAACTTCCAAGACCTTATGAAACAGGTACATAGAAAGAGTGGTGGCAATGCCGACGATGCAGTATTGCATTTGTTTGACACTATTCCTTTAGCCGATTTCAAACAAGGTGGTTGGGATAAGCCACAAAGTTTTAGAAGCCTAATTACTAAACATTGGGTAGAAGAGAACCAGGACGTTTTAAAGCACGTACAAGCACTTGAATGGGAAGATGTAGACTTAGACACTCCCGAAGGTGAGAAACGCTTTGTAGAGCTGAATAAGACGGCTGTAGACGGTGGTTACGAAGGGGTTATGATTAAGGACGTTGAGGCTCCTTATGAATGTAAACGAACTCATGCATGGTTGAAAGCAAAACCATTTATTGAGGTAACATTGGAGGTTATGGATGTCGAAATTGGGACAGGACGTAACGAAGGAAGATTGGGAGCATTTGTCTGTGCCGGCAATGATGACGGTAAAGATATCAAAGTTAATTGTGGCTCCGGCTTTAGTGACAGTCAACGTGATAGTTTTTGGACTGATCGTAGTAGCATTGTTGGACAACTTGTTGAAGTGAGAGCAGATGCTATAACACAAAATCAAGACGGAACGTATAGTTTACGTTTTCCAAGATTTAAAACATTTCGTGAGTATAAAGGAGAAAAGTCATGAGAGAGTTTATCTACAATAGTTGGAATGGTATAATGGATCACAATAAGAATCCCTTAAGACACATTCCAGACATGCAAGTCAGACATATGGTAATGCAAGTATTGGCCTTTATGTGGTCAAGTGTATTTGCAATATTGATTGTTGATAGTGTATGGGCATTTGGAGTTAGTGCTATTGGACACGTGGTGTTTGTGTCAGCAATAGTCATTACAGTTGCAACATTTAAGGTTGCAGAAACGAATCCAGGAGCATTTAAGTTTAGGAAAGGATACCATTCACATGGTAGAGGTAGAAACTATACCATCTATCGTGACAAGGCTGGTGTAGTACATAAGGTATATCTGCCCCCAAACGATCCTGGTGGGGAACACGAATAGGAGTAAGTATGAAGATAGCAACAAAAGATCCGGGTGATGGTCACTTCGCGGTCAGCATAGTAAAAAGTATATTTAGATTTATAGCGTCTGGATTACTTGCAGTAGCAGGCTATAATTTGTGGACAGGAGAGATTATGTACACAGATTTTTTTATAACAGAAGTAGGGTTTCTAATGATGCTTTCAGGAGCAATGTTATTCCTTGCTGAAGTACTTGGAATTGTAGAGGAGATAGTATAATGATCGGAGAAGGTCCAATGAAGCAACATCTTGAAAGAGATACTGACGGCATGATCAAAGCAGAGTACACAACATACACAATAAAAAATGGTGTACTTCTTAAAGAAACGTCCACAAGACAGTTTCAAAAGAGTGGTGACTACCACGACTCTTTTTACAGTGATCCGTTAGTTCAAATCAAAGACGAGTAGTATGACTACAGATGAACAATCTGAATGGCCCGACTTCTCGACTTTCACACGCCAAAGCAATTGGAGAAACTTTATTCAAGAGATTTGGATGAAACACAAAGATGAAGTTATGGCATGGGAACAACGACAAGTTGACTACACTTTACAAGATTATTATCAACAACACAAATGGTTTTTACGAAGACTATTCAGAGCCGAAGGTGGTAAGGTAAACACCGAAGAATAATAATTATAAGCCATTTTTGCTTGACTTTTAATTATTAGACTATATAATATACAAAACTTGAGGAGAATTATAGATGGCTTTGACCGCCTTGAAGGGAATTAAAACAAAGAAAAGGAAACCTGTTCGTAGAGCAAAGAGTACGAACAGTGAAGTTACTTGGACAGAAGAAGATTTAAAAGACTGTAGTCCTGAGAACTTTGGCAGACGTTCGTCACAAGCATTAGATTATTATCGAATGGAATGTAAGTCAGCAGACTTTAAACGTTGGACGTTAGAATATATGGAAAAGCAAGATGCTTGGTGCCAACACGTTCCTAAATTTAAAAAGGTTCCCGAAAATAGATACAGTAGCACACTTGGCGGTATGTGTCGTATGCGATTGTTAGGTAAGCCAGATGTTAACGAAGCATACAACAAGTATTGGGAATCACTTGCAGGTACAATGGGTACACCTAAGCCTATGAGTGAAAGCATTAATAGATGGCTTGAAGAACTACAGTTCAAAGCAGATGCATTTCACAGACAGCAGGAAGAAGAAAAGAAGCAAGAAGAAAAGAAGAAGAATGTTCATGTTCCAACTATCCAAGAACGTATTTGGAATCAAATGTGTATCATGGACGAAAAGCCACAGGGTTGGTTAGATACTTGGGCTGATGATCCTCTTGCATTTAATCCTAAAGAATTTAATTTTAAGAAACATTTTTATGAGTTTAAGGTAACACAAGCACATGCCAGGAAACTTAAAGAGTGTTACGTAGACGAAATCAAGGAACTTTCAGAAGTACTTGACCCACCTAAACTGCCTGCAAATGCAACAGACCAAGAAAAAGATTGGGCGGCACAGTTAAAAGAAGGTTATGCTATCTTTAGTAAAACAGATATTAAAAAGAAACTACAAGCACTGAACACGTATATGGGTGCATTAGACGTAGTTATTGAAACTGCTAAGGCATCACGTAAGCCACGTAAAAAACGTTCAATTAGCAAAGAAAAACTAATTGCAAAATTGAAGTTTGCAGTTAATGACAGCAAGTTTCAATTGGCAAGTATTAATCCTCTTGAGATTCCAGGCTGTAATGAACTTTGGGTGTTTAATACTAAGACACGTAAACTTGGAAAATATGTTGCTAAAACTATTGACCCATTAGGACAGGAACGTGAAGGTACAGGCCTTAGTATCAAAGGAACTACAATCACGCAGTTCAATGAAGAAACCAGCGTACAAAAGACCTTACGTAAGCCTGAGGAGAAATTAAAAGAGTTTAAAGACACAGGTAAACGTAAATTAGTTGATTTCTTAGATACTATCAATGCAGTAGATATCAAACTTAATGGTAGGATAAATCCGGATACTATACTTCTTAAAGCAGTTAGATAAATACTGTTATGCAATATAGTGACATAGACAATAACGAAATTACGAAAATCAAACAGGGGCTGATCGAACTTGGCAATAGCATTGAAATCATTGCCGGTAGAGTTGTACCTGTTCAGAGAATTGAAGATCGCCAACTGACTGGTAATGCTATTCAAGGTGGTAAGATTACACAATTTAGAAGTACTGGTATTACTGACCAAGCAAACAAAACTGTTCTGCTTGTAGATAATGCTGGCGTTACTACAGACACTTTAGTTGTAAAGACACTTGAAGGTGATGTTGATGTAAATGGCAACATGAAGGTCGACGGACACCTTGAAGTAAACAGCCTACACGTAAACGAATTAACTGCTGACGTTAGACAAGAGCGAAGCAGTTCATTAACGTTCGATACACAAAACGGGAATTCACCCATAGGCAAAGGCTTAGTATGGCAAGACGGCGACAATGCTAAATCGTTTATTTTACAAACGAATCCAAGTAGACTTTGGAGTAGTCATTCAATCGACTTGCACCGCGAAGCAAACTTTTCAATTGACAATGTACCAGTAATCACTGCAACATCATTAGGTGAAACAGTTACTGGATCTAAACTTAGATCAGTAGGCAGATTACAAGGACTCGAAGTTGACGGAGACTTAAATGTAGACGATTTTGTTTTCTGGGACAGTGGCGCAATGCGTATGTCAATTGGTACAGAAGCACCTAACGGACAGTTGAGTATTAGTAGTGAAGTTACAGAATTTATTGTTGAACCAGAATATGAAACAGTAAAACTTGGAACTTACAGTACAAGTGAATTAAAAATTATCACTGACAACACAACAAGAATAGGTATATCAGCATACGGACATGTAACAATAGGTCAGAAGGAAAACACTGAAACTAAGATTAGCATGTTTGGTAAGGTTGGTATTGGAGTAGCAAATCCAAGTGCGAACTTTGAAGTTGCTGGTCCAATAAAGTTTGAAGGTAAGAAGTTTGCGACAGGCAGT